GGCCTTCATCGCCTCTAACGAGGCGACCGCTTCCGTTGTATCCACGCCAACCGGAACCGCCGTTAAAAACGCGATCGATTTGCGCAATTCTTCCTGAATTTTTGCCAGCTCTTCGTCGCGCATCTTGTCGAACGCGACCACAGCCGGAACAGTGATTTTAGCGGTGGACAGCTTGGCTTGTAAATCGGCGATTTCTTTATCCGCATTAAGCGGATCGGCCTTGATTTTGACCGTCAATTCTTTAGCTGCCGTCAGTGCGGCCAGTTTGTCCATTTCATCTTTCGCGGCGGACGCGTCGAGTGATAACTTTACCTGGGCCTTGCTGTTTACATCGGCAATCGTTCTGTCCAGTTCGCCCTTGAATTCGGCCAGCCCAGACGTAGCACCAGCCAGCGATGCTGCGACGCTCTTTGCTTGCACCAACTGAGCATTGCCCAGTCCTGACAGCGCACTATCGGCCAGCGCCGCCGACTCCTTGATCTGCTCAATGGATTTAGCAATAGCAGTATTTTCGCTAATCGCCTCTTTACGCTGGGTTTTGCCTTGTGCGTCTTTAGACACATTATCGACCGCATGAGCCGTGCTCTCGGCCAGACGTATTGCCTCATCGGCGTATTTCTTAGCGTCGGTAAAATTACCCTCCAGAATAGCTTTTTTGGCCGCCGCCTGTTTTTCGTCGATCTGTTTTTGCTGGTCGGCATAAGCCTGCACATCGCCCATGCCTTTTTGCTGCAAGGCGCGGACTTTATCCTCAACGCTGCGAGACAGGTTTTCGCGTTCTTCAGCGGTATGGCGGACGGCATCTAATAGACGATGCTCCTCGTCGATCATGCTATCAACCGAGGACTGATAAGCGTTGACCACCGTTTGCAGGCTGCCGATGCGCGCCTCAGCGCCTTGCTGTTCCAGTGCCGAAATATCACCACCCGCCTGGCGTGCTAACTCGATCGCGCGACCATAGGTTTCATTCCAGGTTTGATCCAGCTGGATTTTGGTATTCAGGGCCGCGGCAGTTTTTTCAAACTCGGAGGCAATGACCGCCTGAGTGGTTTCGGCTATTTTTTGTTTTTCGCTGGTTGCATTGTAGTCGACCGCATAAAGGCGCTCTTTTAGAGCAACGTCAATCTGAGCGCTTTGCGCGTCGAATGCCGCGGTAATGGCCTTGGCTGCGGCATCATACGGCTTAACCATTGCCTCGGCGTGAGTAGTCGCCGCACCACGGGCTTTAGTCAATGCCGCATCGACGCCTTCGGCCATTCTCCCGGCTGATGTTTTTAGCTTGTCAAAAATAGTCGGTACCGGCGTTTTATTTATGCTGTCTACAGCCTCCTTAGTTTCAAAAAAATGATTTTTTAACTGAGCTATTTCAACGGCAGCCTTTCCCCATCCTTCAATTGACAAAGAATGAGACATAGCTGTAACCAACTCCCACCACATAGCCGTCACACCCGCAATATAACCACCCAGCGATTTTACCCAACTAAAATTCCGCTCCGCCCAAGAACCCACCTCCCAAGCTATCAATCCAGCCATCGCCACACGACCAGCACCTGCTGCAATAGCAAACGCCGACATCCTTGATGTTGCGGCGGCGGTTCCAGCTGCTGCCGTCGCTTGTGCAGCCGCCAGCTCTTCCGTTGCAGTTGCCTGAGCGATAGTAGCCGCAGTTGCCGTGGCCGCAACCCGCGCTTGCTGAGCACCTAATGTCGCTAGCTCAGTTAACACGATAGCTCTATGCTGCTCAGCCAGCGTTAATTTTCGAACGGCTTCTGCATGAATATAGTGCGCAGCGGTCCCTTCCGCCGCCATAGCGGTTGCAGCTATAGTCGCCTCTGTCTGTGCTATTTGCGCATTAATAGCGGCCAGTCTGACAACAACAGCCTCTCGTGCTACGAGAATTGCCGCCTGCGTTGCTGCCGCCTCCGCTACCTGGGCCTCAGCCGCAGCCACATTGGCTTGTGCTTGTGCTGCGGTCGCAGCTGCTGCTTCTGCAGCAGCCGTAGTCGTTGCTATAGTTGCAGCCCTGGCCGCGAACATCGCCTCCGTGTAAGTGATCAAGGCCTGGAGCTTGTTCGCTCCGAATACAGTCAACAGCACTTCGCCCGCATTTACACCAAGATCGATCAAGCCATCTAAATGCTTAGTGACAAACGCAATACTGTCGGCAATGCCGCGAGTGGCTTCCGAAGCATTTTTTGATTGACCGATATATTTTAAAAACTGATTTTCCAGCTGCTGCCAGGCACCGGAAACCGTCTGCGGCAATGTGGCATATTCAGCCGCCAACTTGTCTTTTTGCGACAGTAGCGCATTAATCACCCGCTCTGAAGTCAGCTCGCCTGCCTCAGCCATTTTGCGCAAGGCAGCAATAGGCACACCCAAACCGTCGGCCAGTGCTTGCGCGAGCCTCGTGCCATTTTCCATAACCGAGTTAAATTCCTCACCACGAAATACGCCACTGGCTATCGACTGGGTAAACTGCTGAATACCGCCCGCTGATTCGGCAGCCGTAGCGCCGGATATTTTAAAGGCCTGGGTAACCGCTTCTGTTGCGTCGAATGCTTGCTTTTGAGTGCCGCCAAGATTTTTTATGCCGATCTGTAGTTTTGTGTACAGAGCAATAACAGTATCGAGCGCTGAACGTGTGCGCTGAGCAATATTGAATAGTTCGCCCTGAGCGGTGTTGAACTCCTGCTCAGATGAGGTGGCGAGTTTGATGCGCGCCGTTAAATTGGCGAATTTGTCAGATAGGCCGACTAAATTTTCCAGCCCTTCTTTGATAGCGACAAAACTGAATAGCCCGATCATCAACGTCTTAACGCGATCGATCTCTTGGCCAATACCGCCGATGCGTTGACGAGCGGTATCTATCCCACGGCTGGCTTCGTCTTGCAGCCTTAGTATGATCTTAGCAACGAGTGAAGTGTCAGCCATGAAAAAACCTGATATACATGCTTACATCCTTGTAACCTGGATACCGGCAATCCCTGCCGGTATGACGTTAAACGTTCGTACGGCGCGCTCTACAAATTACGCAGACTGCCACTTCTTAATGCGATAAGGATTATTGCTGCCCGGTTGTGTCACCATAAACCCCGACAAATCCAACTCGGAGAATTTATCCGACATAAAATCAACCGCTGAACTGGGCGTCAGATGCGCCTCATCAATTTCGATTTCAACGTTTTCGCTGTCCGCCTTATTAACCCCGTCGATCAGGATATAAGCGACAACCTCTGTCGTGGTGGCTGCGACGGTTGCAAACCCTGAATAAGCCGCATTGGCATAATCAACATGCAATGACTCCGCGTTGGTCATAGACCCTGTTGACAGCGGCTGAATCATACCTAGCGCGTAATTTACGGTATAGTCCGTGCCTTCAACATAAGTCACCAAATCAGTAGCCGTATCAGTTACCACCACGGATCCGGCGGTAATATTGCGGTTAGCCAATTTTACAAAACAATCCAGTTTCGCAATGACAACCTCATTAGTCACCGTATGCGCACCGCCGCTTAATACCGACGATTCGCCCATCATAGCTATTGCCATCATTTTTGAGTTAAATGCCGAGAATTTCAGCTTTAGCTCTGCCGGTTCCTGCGTTGATGCCACAGCGGTTACCTGTCCCTCGGTTGCCCGATCCTTCGAGATTTGCGTAATCACTTTTGCTTTAGGCGTGACATTAAAATCGATCACCCCCGGCACTTGTTTTAATCCCTGGAATACGCCATTGATTTTAGTGTTGATATAGACGGTGCCCTTGATCTGTAGTGCGCCAGTTACTTCAGTCATAATTATTTAACTCCAGCTGATTTAGGCGTTACAACGCCACGGTTGCGCAACCAGTTAGCTTGCGCCTCAGTTACGTTGATCTTGTCGCCCTGCTTGCAGGGCTGGCCGCCATGCGTATGTGGCATTAACAGCGTCACCTCAAGGGTGGTCGCAGGTTTTTCGGTTTTTCCGGGTAGTTCAGCCATTGGGCCACTCCTGATGATTAATGGATTGTTGAATTTCACAGCGGCAAGGCGCTGCCGGTAGTGATGACTTTCGTTGAAAACAGCGCTGGAAGATGTGCAAACCCGTTATCGTCCGTAGCGCGGTAGGGGGCTTTTTGCCGGTGCAACTCGCTGTGATCCGGCGATAATAGGAATCCTTGCAACGCAACCAACGCGTTCAGAAGAATCAGCCCGGCATCCTGTCTAGCCGCATTACCGGCATCGGCGACATTTTTTGCGGAGACGATGATCAGCCAAAATTGCTCGCTGCTTTGAACCTTGCCGCGCTGAGACTGGCCGCCTGGAGTAAGGTCGGGCACATCGTCAAAAAAAATCACATTGACCGAGCCGTCCAGGGCATTTTTAGTTACCCACGCAGGAGACGGCGCAGGGCGGATTTTATTCGCGGCGGCAACCTGCTCATCAACCAGACGCTGAATAATCAGCCCGGATGCAGAGAGAAAATTACCGAGCATAGGGCAGCGCTCCGCAGAGGCGCATAGCGTCGCTGCTTAAGTAATATTTATTGAGATTATTATAAAATTTCATGCTGCTAGTGTATGGCAGCATAGGGGGGCTGGGTATCCGAAGCAGTTCGGAAGACAGAATAATGTAGGAGCGGACTTATCCGCGCCCTACAGCGATAGGATGACAGAAGCGGCTAAAGCGCGGCGGCAGACAAAAATAACGCATCCAACTGGTCGGCCGACCAGCCCATTTCGTCCGCAACCTGCAAGACAAGCGCGTTGTCGCGCAGCAATACTACTGCGTATTCCCACTCGATCTGGGCTGCTTGTGGCATAGTGGACACTGCATCGGATACCACGTTCAGCAACCCCGCCTGGAGCAATGCCAACCGAGCCTGTCGCATAGTGATCGATCCAGGAACTACCCCCGCCTGGAGTAATGCGACAGCATCTATAATGACCCACGCACCATCCCGCCAAAAACAACCTGAAATAGCTCGATCATATTCCGGTGGCGGAGTTCCCGCCCTGCCCATCCACGGTTGTGGGCTCTCTGTAATGATATGCTCGCCGGTATCCGGACTAAATAAATCGTTCATACTAGACCCCAAGCCTGTTCAGAAGATTATATGAATTCGCCCAATTTGCGTGACCGCGCCATGATGCGATGAATTTGTTAAGCGCAGCATCGTTATTAGATGCGCGGTATTTTTTAATTTTTCGTTTAGCGGCAATTACTGATCTGCGACGGATTAGCTTATGCGTCGGCCAAATACGGTAACCCAGCCAATCCAGCCCATGCGACACATGCCCGATACTCCACTTTGAAAACGTCAGACCCATGTTAGCCTCTGAAAACCACTTAAGCCCGAATTGCAATACCGCCAGCGCCTCGGGGCTATGCGAAAAAATCACCGTGTCATCCATGTAGCGCAGCCAATGCTTAATATGGAGCGTATGAGTAAGATAGCGGTCAAGGATATGCCCATAAACATTAGCAAAAAGCTGACTGGTCAGATTTCCGATCGGTAGGCCGCAGCCAGCGGCGGGAAGAAATGCAGCAATAAGCGCCAATGTACTTTGGCAGCTTATCTTTCTCCTGATCTCGCCATGCAAGACGGCGCGATCAATGTTGGCAAAATATTTTGAATAATCCAGCTTTAACCAGTGAGTAAGGCCCCGACGCATAATAGCTTGCGCCTCAATTACCGCAGCATGCGTCCCTTTTCCCGCTCTACATGCGTAATTGTTAGGCAAGAACGTCCGATCGAAAATAGGCTCTATCACATTACATAAGGCATGCTGAGCCACTCGATCCGCAAAAGGCAACGCGGAAATCTCTCGGCGCTTAGGTTCATTAACAAAGAATATGTTTGGCGGTGACGGCCTGTAACTACCAGTCCGTAGCGCATCTGAAAGCATACGGAGATTTGCCGCCAAGTGTTGCTTAAACTGCAAATGCCCGGCGCTATATCGCTTGCCTTTTGCCGCCTTTTGATAAGCTCGATACAGATTCGGCATACTGGCGATTTCCGCGATTAGATTTTTGTATTTTTTACCCATAAGTTGCAAGTTCGTCTTTCGAAAGTTCCTACTCGACGATCTCTTGACCTCGTAATGTATTTGCCGAAGCAGGATGATGAAGCTGACCACAAAACAGCGTGATCGGCGCCGGCGGCCTTAACCGGTCGGCGCGGAAGATAATCGTCGTCACTGGCAGCCCGCAAGCCGATGTTCCAGTTCGAGTTCCACGGATAGTTGTTCCAGTTGGAAGCGCGAGATCCAGAGTTCGAGCCGTTCGTACGCGTGCCGCTTTTATCTTAATCATCCCTTTACTGCCTTGCTTTTTATCCATGCGCCAAGCATTTTCCCGGTTTCAGCGAGGTGAATCGATGCCACCTCGTGCTGATGCCGGCTGATGAGCCGCCTGTTTTCGTTAGCAAGGAAACGCAGTAAAAATCTCAGGTGTGCCAATCCGGCATCGGCAAGATACAGCTTTGATATTTGCGCTGATTTTCCTGCCTGCTGTAAAAAGCTAACCTGATCAAACATTGCACCAATCAATCGATCCCGAATGACGTGGTGCGATCGGCGAATATTAAGCGCTATCGGATAGATATAATTTATAAACCCTTCAAACCGCTCAATAATCGCCAGTTGCCGTTGACTGGCAAATTCGTCGCTTAAAAAATCCATCACTCGCTTCCGCTCGCTCAATCAAGTTGCAAGTGGTCACTGGCAGCGCGCAAGCCGAAGTTCCAGTTCGAGTCCCACGGAAAGTTGACCCAGTAGGAAGCGCGAGAGCCAGAGCTCGAGCCGCTCGTACGCGCGCCGCCTAACAAGACTCTCGTATTGGTATTATGGTACATCTGTCCGCGCCCGCCATTGACACTCCCCCGCGCAAATCCGGACGCCTGAGTGCCGGTGTCGCTACCCCATATCCAATGGTGGCCCGTCGCCTGCTCAATCCCGTATTTACTCGTGTAGCCAGGGTTTCGCTGCGTCAGCGGATATGTCGAAGCTGTCGCATCGATTGATTGATTTTCAGTCACTCCAAACGCCGCATCAACAAACTCGCTTTCTCGTAATAAGCGTTTCCCGGCCGCGCGAGCCAGCTCATTAGCCGCCCACCATGTCATGTTCGTATAATTTAACGTTCCGTTGCCGCCGAACGCGATAGGGATTTTGGGCAAAACTGTACCTGACGCTATGTTTGTGCCGGATTTGCTAGTGCCATTTGCGGCTGTATCGGTCGAACATAGATATACATCCACCCATATGTCATTGACAAACGCCATACCCTTTGGCGACGGACATTTAGGTCTAAACCTTAAGTCCCATATTGAGTAGTGGTTGATGCCTGCAAGCTTGTCAACATCTGATTGAGTCCAAATCATGCCGGGGCCGGTTGTTGCGAAGGAGCCACCCGCTACCGTTTCACCAGCCGCAACCAGTCCGTAGTGGAACCCGCCGATCAAACGACTATTGTTCGTCGTGTATCCGGTCGGGCTAGTAAAATTAGAGTCCGCCCTGACGCTACCATCAGAGCACACATAGATAGCGTAATCGATGCCACCGTTAAGTGTCGGCATAACGACAGCGGTGTCGAATCTGAATTTAACCAGATCATTTCCAACAGCCAGCCCTGTGTCCGCTTTTATGCTCAATGCGCCCGCGGCGGTTTTTGTGAAAACCGGGCTAAATGAGTCAGCCTTATCAAACACCAGACGACTATTGGCCTGGCGCCCACTGGCGGCTGTTAATACAGACGCGCTCATCACTAGACCCCCACTGTTGCGGTAACTGATGCCGATGTGCCGCTAATAGTTGTTAATTTGATATACATGTATGGCCACTCCGCCGCGATATAATCGCCGGATGAGTCACTATGGGTGCCGGATAAATACGAGGTCGCAATCAATACACCATGCGCGGTTGACGGACTATTTGATCCGTACCACTCAACTGTTGCCGACACGGCGCCGCTGCCGGTTAGCACGCTCTGAATAACTCTTGATCCCGGACTAATAGCGCAGCTTTCTGACGTTGCGACGGCTGATGCATTGTCGAGCAGGGTTGTCACTAATTTGGCTCCAACTGGAGTAGTTTTTGTCATAGATATCCTTGGTCTAGTGTTTTAGCTGCCATTATTTAACCAACCACTTTTCCAATCTGGACTGCGCAAGCTTTTCAAAAATCAAAATCGCTCTGCTACCCATATGCCCGCTAATACCGATAAACGCCGCCGACAAAACCGGCTGCATTTGCGCTGATTCACACATGAAAAAAGTCAAAACACCGACAAATCCTGATATAACCAGCTCTCCGATCAGCTCGGAAACCGAAAACCGGCAATGACCGGTTTTTATTTTGCGGATGTAGCCAGCAATACCGCCTAACAGCGATATGCCGAATACCCAGACATAAGTGATCATCGAATACGATAACGGGTCTTTTGCAGGCATCATCTTGTCCATTAATGGCTAAATATCAGAATATTGCTTAGGCGATGATTGAATGCATCAGCGCCCAAGCCGCCCCGGTCGATACAAACTGCGCAAGGTCATTGGCCGCATCAATGGTCGCAAAGGTTGCGCCACCGGCAATGGTTTCGCTAGCTGCCGGATCAAGCGTTACGGCTTGAGCGTCGGCTGAGGTTTTGCGCACAAATAGCTTTGACCCTGGAGGAATAGCGGCCACGCTCGGAAGATTGACTGTTTGGGCGGCGGTATTCGGCGCGAATAAAATCAAGTCGCCGCCGCCAAAATCTCCGACATTGAGCGTTTGCGCACCGGTTGC